CTCTTTAATTTAGATATTAAATCCATTTACTCGTGTCCACATCTTTTAACCACTCATAAGTCATTTGTAAATCGTCATTGTTACCACCTTCAGTATACCCAACCCTAAACCCCTCTTCCCTTGCTTTGTCTAGTTCTTGTTGAAGTTCTTTTATCATTGGTAACTGGTCTTCTCTCGCCAAGTCTAGGGTTCCACTCTCATACCTATACTTCTCAAAGATTTTTTCTATTCTATCCATATCTCTTATTGTTTTAATTTATATACACACCCTATTAAATACTAGGTCTGGAGTGCCACGAGGAACCACCCTCTCCGTTTTGTATCCGCAATTTGAAACTGGTAGGTTTCTATTTGCTTCGTATGTCCACACTCCTCACTTAATATTCAATTGTTAATGGACTCTATGAGATACTCTGGGTAGGATTTGAACCTACGACGCCAAGCTATAATCTATTAGCCTACCATTGGTTAAGAGGGTTCGAACCTCACTCATTTCTCCTAGATTGCGTGTTCCATCTCGCCTCCAAAGTACCCCATAAAATCTATTAAAGAGCTAATCCTTTCAGACAGATAGCTTGTGGCTTCCATCTGGAGGGACTAATTCTCTAAGTTCTTTGTATATTTGAATGAACAAAATTGTCTGACATAGATTTCACCTTTGATTGGGTGTATCCAATTATTCTATCGCTGTTGTCGTATAAATCCTTTAATTTCCTCGCCTGATACTCTGCTTTAATTTGCATCTGTTTAATATCGTCACACTCTTTTTCCGCCAAGGACTTCGCCATACTGTCTGTCATCTTCTCACCGTTTTTAAGTTCTATGTATTTATCCCTGACACTTGACTTATACTCTTCCTCTAGTGCCTCTGCTTTTGTATAGGCATAGTCCTTTAAGTCCCCTAAATTAAACAGTAAACTACAAAGTATAAGCATATAATCGGTCACCCTATCCATCTGCCAGTGTTCACTAGGGGTATCGTCAAAGTACTTTTTAATCTTAAGTATCTTTTCCACGACATCCATCTGCTTTATACTCTCTTGTATCTGGTCTATGTCTTCCATTGTTTTTACACTATCTATCATAATCATAGTATATAACAAAATTAAAATGGAGTCAATGTCCTATAATCTTATATCCTCGGACATATAGGCCTAATTTCTCTGCTTCGTTTATATGGTTGCCCACCCATCTGTGACACTTTCTACATAGGTAAATCTCGTCTTCTTCTTCTCCGCCACGACTTTGTGTAATTTCGTGGTGTTTATCTAGTGATACATAGTCTTCGCTTTTCCCGCATTTTGCACATCTCTTCTCTTCTAGAAAGCCCATTAATCTATGCAATAAAAAGTTATTTCGGTATACTCCCTTTCGCTATTCACCTTGCTACCACTCCATTCTAGTATTCTACTATCGTCTATTGTGTCTCCTTTATTATCCAAAAGTTTCCTAATCACAATATCTATATTGTATTTATCCAAGTTGTGACCGTCCTTGTGTCTTATTTTCCCGTTTTTATAATAAAGTGGAAAGTAATAGACCATTTCTGCTCCATACCACTCACTACAATTAATTTTCTTCTCTCTCTGTGTTAGCATTACTAATTGTTCCCACTCTTTATATTTTTTAGTTTTATATCCTCCACGGGAACTTCTTCCAACTGCATCATTTTCTGAAACTGGCAGTCCGTCTATCTTAAATGTAACTGAACTACTCACTTGTTTTCCTTGATAACTTTAAGTATTTCGCTCTGGTGTTCTCTAACCCACTCAATCATTTCATTGTCAAAATCCACTCGCTCTATCTCATAAGTACCATCGTTTTTAAAAACCACCACGGCAAGTCCCTGCTTCCAATTTAGAGCATAAGCGTATAGGGACAACTGCCAAGTTGTATGCACTATCTTCTTTTTGTCTCTTTTGTATGTTTTATCCTTCCACGCTCCAAATGTCTTCCAATCTACAAGCAGGGTTTCTCCTGTTGTTCTGTTCCTAACCATTCCGTCAAACCGTCCTGCATAATTCAGTTCTTCGCATACAACCTCAACCTCTGTTCCAAGCAATTCCCACTCCTGTAAAAAATCGTCACAAGCTAACCTTAGATTGTCTTCTAGACTGTCTACTTGCGGAGCTGTCAACCATTCTAAGTCATGACTGATATTGTCAAGGTATGAAGCTACCTTTTCTCCCAGAATACGACTTGTGGAGGAGATGAGCTTAGCGTCCTTTCCTGCAACGCTACACCATTTAAGAAACGCCTTATTATCAAATGGTTCTTTTAGTTCTATTATTGATGTTACTGATAGAAACCTATCATAATATATCCTCATCCTAATACCCTCCCGAAATAACAACTAGAATAAACCACGCAACTGCTAGTCCTAATAGTATTCCAATTATTAATGCGAACATAGTTATTTAGTTAAAATTAAAATGGCAAATCGTCAACATCACTATCCTCTTTTTGTTCTGTTAATGCTTCCTTGCTAAAGTCAAGTGCGTCTTTTATCTCTTGCTCTTTTTTATCTCTCTGTTTACCAAAGACTTCGTCTTCCAATGCCTTAATTCTATCCTCGTGATTTTTAATGTCTAACTCTAGTGCTTTCTTTCCCGAAGGTGGTAATTCGAAGTTATAATAGATTATGATTTTCCCATTTTTATCTTTACCTTCCTTTACCACAATCTTACCTGTTAGGGTGCTTCCTATATCCCAGTTATCTGAGTTACCAAAATAATCAAAATAGGTTAGCTTCCCCTGAAATCCCCTGTCCTCAATCGTTCTCGGGTCTATGTAAACATCTACCTTTGTGAACGCATTGCCTTTACCACTAACATAGGGCTTACCGTTCTTGTCGGCAGTTGCCCTATAGATTTTCTCTATACTAACATTCGAAATCTCGTATTCCATCTTATTTAATATCTAAAATTATATTAATTTTGTTGTCTTTGTGACTATTGCCATACGAAATTTCAATAGCCTGACACACACATTTCACAAAAGTATCTAACGACTCAACTTGAAAGGTGCTTCCTAGCACTGCGTCTATCTCGATTGTATATTTCTTTTTTATTTTCACTTCTTCTCCTTTAACAATTTATTTTCTTCTCTTAATTCTAAAATCATCTCCTTGGCCTTTGCTAATTTGCCATCATACTCCACGGATAACTCTGCCCTCAATTTGTCTATTAAGTCATTCCTAGTTGACTTTAGCTCCTCTACTGTTTCGCTAATTCCAGTCCACTGCTCACGGAGCACTTGCTTGGTATCCTCTGCCAGTTCCTTGACTACTTCTCTAACCTCCTTTCTATATTCTTCCCTGTCTAATTTATCTGCTCCAATTGTGAAGCTAAGAAACAATGACGCTTTCTCTTTGGCAAATGTATCCTTTGAAAGAGGTATGTCGTAGCCTACAGTCGCCTTGACTTCCTCATATTTGTTTAGTTCGTTCATTTCTTCTTGTTTCTCTTAAAATTATTTTTCAGAAACATCTCTCTCTGCAGAACCTCTCCTAAATATCTTAACTCTTCAGTTGTAAACAACTCCTCTAGGGTGTCCTTAACCTCTCCTCCACAAGCACCACCACTTTCTTGATTTATACTTGTAGTTGTTTCTCCTATTGGGTCTCCAACATAATCCTCTGGGTATCTATACTCCCCATTCCTCCTCGGGAAGCTTGATATGTCTGGCATTGGAGCAGATTGTGTTCTCTCCTCCTCTTTGTCTTGTGGGTTGAGGTAGTCTATTATTTCGTTTATCTTCTCTGCCATTTCAATTACAGTATCATACTCAACAATTTTATTTTCTTTTAATGCATTTATCTTGAAATATCTTTTGAACTTTATTCCATTCAACTTCTCTATTTTACTTTTCATTCTTATTTGTTTTTTAATTTAGCTACAAGCTCTTGGCTAACTCTCCCCATTACTTCATGGTTCATAAACCGCGTTATCTCTCTTACCAGCAAGTTGTATAGATGAGCCACCTCTTCTTCTACAACACCACTTAACTTAATCTCTACGGATAGCCCCCTCGCTTCAAACCTCTTCGCTATCTCTTTCTTCTCCATCTTACTTATTGTCTTTTAATTTAGATAACTTCTCATATTTATCTGACAGGTCGTAAACATCATCTCTCAAATCACCTAAGCACTCAATATCACTATATAGCTTGTAAAGTTCTTTAGATATAGACCGATATAGTTTTTTACTTCCTCCTTTTCGCCCCTCTTCCCTTGCTTTGTCTAGTTCTCTTTCTATAAAGTTAAACAATTTCTTTTTACTATCCTCTAAATCTCTCCTATAACTACTCTCCTCATCACTTTCAAACCCATCTGTTTCAAATGCTCTCTTCCACCATTTAATATGGTCTTCTAAATCATCTATAAGTTGTTCTAATTTCTCTTCCCTTTCTTTCTTCTCCATATCTCTATTTCCCATTTCTGCATATTGCTTAAACACATCTCCAGAGTTAGATGTAAACTGTGGAGGATTATTCTTCCTACCAACTGCCGCATACTGTAATTGCTTTACCAAGTCCATATCTCTATATAAATAAAATTAACTAAACTCTACTTTACTTAACTAATTTATATACAACGCACTCTTCAGATATCCAAAATCTCTTAACTCTGTAACTCCTACTTTCTTTCCACAAATATCACATATATCCTCATGCCAAGTAGAAAGTCCTGCTTTATGTTTACCATATTTCTCACCACAATCTGAACAAACCCAATGTATTCTTTCCTTTTTTAGTTTCTTCATAGTTACTCTCCTCTCTCAAAGAACTCCTCTTTCTCCTCTGGGGTGTCCTTGCTAGAGGTTGTGGTTGTTTCTTCTATTGGGTCTCCTGTATAAGCCGTGGCTGTTTTCCATCCCTTCTCCTCTGGTTGTGATTGGGAGTTGAGGTAGTCTATTATCTCGTTCTGCTTCCTCAATATTTTAGAAACAGTTTCCTCTGTTACGATAGTAATATCCCCCTCTAGTATTGCCCTGTTCTTGTATGTAATACAGTCAATATGGTCTAGCTTCTCTATTTTACTTTTCATCTTCTTAAATATTAAAAATTAATTCTTTTATCTTCTTATAAACTTTCTCTGGTATCGGCTGTCTTCCAGAAAGATACATACTCAAATTGCTATGACTCATTCCAACCTCTTTTGCAGTCCTATTTACTCCGTTGTCCCTAATGATGTCGTCAATGTTTTTATCTTCATAAATTTTAGTTATTATTTTTCTTATTTTCATTTGCTATTATAATTCTATCTATCCCTATCTTCTGTCTAGTCATTCTGTCTACATACTTGTAAATATCTTTTGCCATCTTATTATTGTCTTTTAGAAAACCCAGTTTTTTACATAGGTAATCCCAAGTCTTCTCCTCAAACCCTTTTAACTCATATATTTTACTTTTCATCTTCTTTGTAACTAATATTAAATACTAACTAATTTCTCTTCTACTCTCTTCTATGTTCAGATATGCTTCTTGTAATCCTGCTTCTATATCAGTTGCAGATACATTTCCATCGTGTTCAGCCCAACCTCTTAATCCCTTTGCTTCTTCCCATATATCATCTAAACAATCCTGATACCCCTCTTCCCTTGCTTTGTCTAATAAGCCATCTATGTAAGTTAAAAGTTCTTTATACCTCCAGTTGCTATTAAATCTGGCAACTACCTCTTTTAATTTCTTAATATCTTTCTTCTCCATATATATAATTACTTTAATAATTTAGGCTACTTTTTTATCAGCTATATATTCATCTACGAGATTGTTTATCTGTTCAATGTTATACTCATTATGAAACAGCACATCACCCCCTTCTCCATCATCATCATCTATCCAGTAAATCAATGTTTTGTCTTTTTCATTAAATAGTTCGCTTGTATACAGGTTCCCTATTCCAGTTCCATAACTATACCCAACATCATGCTTTTCAGAATACCAACTGCTGAAGCCCTCTCGGTTATTAGTAACCCATTGCTTAATCTCTTCCCAGTTCTTTTTCATATATTCTAATACTAAAAATTATTTACTAACTAACTGAATGATTGATAACCCATTTCTTCTTCGTTCAATTCTTTATGCCTTACTTTATATCTCTCAACTTCGTCTTCGTGATACTCCTTAATGGAATTATAACTTCTAACATAAATCTCGTAATAGAAACCCTGCTTCTCGTGTTTTGATTCTCTCTTATCCCAAGTCTTCACAACTACACCTATCAAATCCTGTTCTATAACCACAATGTCCCCGAATAAGAATTTCATTTTAGTTGTTGTTCTTAATTTATATACACACCCTATTAAATACTGTCCCTTAATGGACTCTATGAGATACTCTGGTCGCTATGGCAAATAAGACCATAGACTTATCTCCAAAGTACCCCACACAACATATTAAAGAACTCTCTCTTTCATTACCTCTATATCATCTCCTAGTAGGTTTATAAATCCCTCCAGTTGCCAAAGACTCTTAAATGACATCATCGTATCGCCATACTCAATATCCACACTCCCATTATCCCAAAGCGTTATCAATATGTTCTCCCTACCTATTCTTTGTCTAAACTCTTTAATTATTTCCATTGTTTTTATTCTTTCATATTAGTCTTTTAATCCCATTTCACTAGCACAAATATCGCACAAATAATGCCCCTCGTCTGTTGCTCCCACTTTGAGGGCTGCTCCTCTATCCTCTATTGCCCCACATCTTAAACATTGAATAACATCATCTACATCCTCAATGGTTTCGTCTATGTCTGTTATATCACTTTCCTTTTCCCATTTGCCGACTCCTGCCCTGCTCCCATTTTCATCATAGCCATTTGGTATATTGCTACTCATAACTAGAATAATAAAAATTTAAACTACGGGGATTGTTTCAAGTCTATCCCCGAAGACCTATGGCACGGGTCGGAGTCCCGTCTTGGTTTACCTTGAGCCTAATCTAAAAAGAAAAGGTTTATTCTATCCTGTTCTCCGTTCTGAACTAGCCATACTTTACTAACAAGCGAATAACTAGCAAAGTGGAGTGAGGCATAAATCTGACAACTTGGGCAGTATTGTTTTTCCGCCACTCCTTACCCTGCTATCTGTTAATGTGCTACTTGTGTATCCTTTATCTGTCCTTCTATCTGTTTATATAATATCATCTAATTGACAAGATTACAATATATCTATAGTAATATACTATAAGGTTCGGTGCTAAAATGGTATATCACTATTCTTTCTATCTCTTTCAAGTTTAACGATTAGCTTGTTAAACTCTTTAACGCCCTCTCTCATTGCTTCTGTATCGGTAATAAATCCCGATTTATATGCCATTACCTTGTCTAGTTGTCCATAATAACCCAGCTCTAATATCTTGTATCCAAAGTAATAGCCGTCTATATCTCCTACTATATGCTCTATCTCCAAAGATAGAACTGGCTTAATACTATATGCTAATATGTCCATATTTAATTAGTTAATAATTTATATAATTTGATTAGTTGTTAATCCACCATACACCAGTAATGCGTTTTAATGTTCAATGACTCCATAAAGTACTCAAAATTAGATAGCTTGAAATCGTCATTAAATACCGTTTCAAGCATTTCTAACGCCCTCTTAACGCCCCTCTTTCCCTTTGTTGCACAAGTGGGCTCGTTAATCATATCTGTTATATCGTTGCATATTGCGTAATCTTTATATATGCCAATGCATACATAATCATTCCTCAAATATTTAACATTTTGTGTTATTTCTTTTTCCATAATGTCTATTTGATTAATTTATATTAAACTTAACAATAAACCAGCAAAAGAAAACAAGGCATAGAAAAACAAGCATATTGATATTATGCATATCAAGTAGCAAACAATATTAACCGCCATATCTCCTCTGCTCTCATTTTGTTCCCTATATGTTCTCATAATATATTCTAATAAAATTATCTAACTATCTTGTATCCATTGCCCAACAGTAGAGTCATTAACTCTATACTATCAAGCCAACCCAGAAAGCCGTTTATTTTTGCCGACTCTCCCAGCTCCATCACCTCTAACAGGTGAGAGCCCTTCTGATACACTGTTGTATTCATATAAATAATTATTATTAATTTATTATCTAAGTATATAGCACATTGTAAATATTGTCAATATATATCAATCAGTTGTAGTATATGACTATAGGGAACGGACAATGTAATTATATTGGTATGTTGGGTTTTGTTGGTCATCTTCGTACCAGTTCGCCGATTGATACACTGCTATGAGTTTAGAGACACTATCAAGTAAGGACATACAAGGGATATCATTTCTGGTGGTCAATGGGTTGATTGGGTTGGGATTATTGCCTTTTGCCGATTGATACCCTGCTCGATGTTTACCCTTATTAGAAACTATTAACAGTATATAGTGTCTGGTTGTTCGGTTGCCTGTTGGTCACCTGTTGGGGACATCTTCCCGTGTGTTTGTTCTTTCTGCCCCAAAATATACCAATAGAACGACAAAATAGTGAATAAACCTTTAGAACAAGCCCCGATAAATACCCTGCTTACAAGGGAGCTATTCGTAAAGAAAGTAAGTAGCCGTGCCTACAGGTGCTGTCCCGTCTGGTGGGGTGGGGGTGGGGTGGCAACCTGGTGGGAGGGTAGGGGGTGCTTAAAACGGCAGTATGTAGAGGAAAAGTATGGGTACCCTCCGCACGGAAATATACAGAAGGTGAGTTACGAATGGAGGGATACATACAGATACATACAAGTATTGCAAAGTATGGCAAAGTATGGTAAAGTATGTATATGAAAGTAATAGAGACAGAAAAGACGTTGATAAAGATGTGGTTGGGGGAAATAGAGGGTGGTGCTATGGAGCAGATTAAGAATATAGCTAATCTACCTTTTGTATATAAGTGGGTAGCGGTAATGCCAGATAGTCATCAGGGGTATGGGATGCCTATTGGTGGGGTTGTTGCACTAGAGAATATTATTAGTCCAAACATGGTTGGGGTGGATATAGGTTGTGGAATGTGTGCAGTGAACACTCATATTAAAACAGAGGGTGTGGGGCAAGATAAGCTGAAAGAGGTTTTGGGTAAGATTAGGAAGATAGTTCCAGTTGGGTTTGCCCATCACCAAGAGAAGCAGAGTTTAGATTTGATGCCCTTTTTTGAGAAAGATACTGATGATTTACAAGTGATTCTTAAAGAATATGAAAATGCAAGGACACAGATAGGGACACTTGGTGGTGGTAATCATTTCATAGAATTACAGAAGAGTGATAAGGGGGAATTGTGGATAATGATACATTCTGGGAGTAGAAATTTAGGTAAACAGGTGTGTGATTACTACAATGGTTTGGCAGTGCAGTTGGCAAAAAAATGGTATATACCAAACGTGGTAGGGCAGGACTTGGCATACTTACCAGTGGATACTAAAGAGGGTCAAAACTATACAAAGGAAATGCAGTATTGTATAGATTTTGCTTTTGCAAACAGAAAACTGATGATGGACAGGGTTTTAGGTTGTGTAGAAGAAGTGTTGGGCTCTTTTAAGGGTGATGAGATGATAAATATAGCACACAATTACGCAAGATTGGAAAACCACATGGGTAAAAATGTATGGGTTCACAGGAAAGGAGCAACATCTGCAAGGGAAGGAGAGATAGGAATTATACCTGGCTCAATGGGAACTAAGTCGTACATTGTTAAGGGCAGGGGAAACAAAGAATCGTTTACAAGTTGCTCTCACGGTGCTGGAAGGCTAATGAGTAGGGCTAAGGCGAGTGAGATGTTAACAGAAGAGGTGGTAAACAAATCTATGGAAGGAATTGTGTTTGGAAGATGGGAAAAGGGTAGAAATGGTAAGGCAGACTACGGAGAGGCTCCTGGTGCCTATAAGGACATAGATATAGTTATGCAAAACCAGGCTGACTTAGTAGAGATATTAATTGAGTTAAAACCCTTAGCAGTTGTTAAGGGCTAAGGAAAGCAACTTGAGCCCGTGTTGTAGTGGCACGGTGTCTAGTGGTTAGAGAGCGGGGTTGCCAGGCTACCAGTGAGACGGTTCGGGTAGCTATTACAGGGGTTGGCTCAGATGGGTAGAGCACCTGCCTTGGACGCAGGAGGTCGTACGTTCGAGCCGTACACCCCTGATAACTTAGAAAGAATAATATGAAAATAACAATAACAATCCCCGAAAGGGTATACAAGGAACTTGAAAGAAAAAGAGGTTATGTTCCCAGGAGTACTTATATCCAGAACTTGATTATGGGTGAGGGGGTGCAGGTTATGGTCAAGGAAAACAGGGTGGATATAATTAACAAAGTAGGTACCATGCCGAGTGCAAGTATTGATAAAGTTGAGGATACAAATTATGAGCAGGTAATCTCGGCCATAGAGAGGATAAACGACCCAGAGTACCAGAGTGACAGTGAGGAGATAAGTGAGGTGAGGCGTATGGTACGGGAGGCAGGGTTAAGTTATAATGAGAAGAGCAAAGCCTTGTGGAAGCAGGATGGTGAGAAGTGGAAATTAATTAAGCAATTTTAACTATGGTATACGTGAGTCATGTTGAGCAGGAAAAGGGAGACTGTGTGTTTGAGATAAGTTTTGACACAATGGGTAAATTTACCGACAAGGACGTGTTTTACATCCTGACCAATCTTGGGGTGTTCCAAGTGTTGGGTAACATGGGTGAGTTTGCCAGAAACAAACACAGCCGAATAAACATACTTAAGAGAACCAAGGATATGGACAAGAAGTATAGATTATATAAAAAAATGTTAAGAGAAAATGGCAGTCAGTAAGAGTTATACAAGTGACACGTTCGACCCAGAGACTAAGAAGAAGTTCGATGAGGGTTGGGAAAGAGCATTTGGAAAAAAGAAAAAGAACAAGAAATAAGTTGAGTTTTTATTATTATGCCTTTTAAGAGTGCTAAGCAAAGAAAGTTCCTTTTCGCAAAACATCCTAAAATAGCAAAAAGATGGGCGAAGAAATACGGGACCAAGATTGCTAAAAAGAAAAGGAAATAATTTTATTTTCTGCCCAAAATGTTGGTCCAGTGGAGATTCAAGGTAATGTGTGAGTTCGCAACGTGCGAGAGTGAGATATATACAGGCCACTACAAAGAGTTTCTGGCCATGAAGCCACGCCCCGAAAGACTGTTTCTTTACAGACCCAGCTCAAAAAGGTATGATTATGTGGACTATACTGGGAAGACTAAAGGAGTAAAGGTTGACCTATGTGACAACACCCCTATGTTAGAATTCCTAGGTTATATTAAATTCGTTGACAGCAAGGAGTGTAATGAACGAAACTTTACTTAAGAAAATAGAGAACTACAAGAAGTCCATGAGTCTCACTGTGTGGGACGACAAGAGTATCTCCCGTGAGTGCAGACGACTTGAAAGCAAACTTGGGGTGGAGAGAATCGAGCCCAAGCAGTACAAAATGCTACGCAAAATCTCCGAGGATTTAAAGATTGGTGAAAAACCAGACCTAAGTGCTGCAGCAAGATACGCAGGTTATCCCGACTGGCAAGTGAAACGACCTGAGACTGCAATTCTGCGAAACATACCCAACGCTTTGTTTAACGAGATTGTAGGTATTAACCGAAACGAAATAGAAATGGAACTTGTGAAGGTGCTTAAACAAGACGACAATTTAAGTGCTAAAAACAAGGCTATAGAACTTGCAGCCAGAATTACAGGAATGAGTGAGCCTGACAAAGGATTTCAAATTAATATTGTGAACGACGGAATTACTGTCGCAGATTAAAAGAAGAAGAAATGCCCAAGAAACGAACCTATACAATTACAGAAGTAACCAGAAAACCAAGCCTGTTTAGTACAGCCCTACCTTTTGACATTACCCTCAACGGAGAGATTATAGCTACTGTGGTAAGTCCTAAGGGAGCCAAGTGGAGAGTGTGCGAAAACTGTGGCGAGAATACCCAGAACATTTTAGAGTACCAAGACGCACAACTGAAATGGCAGAAATTAATATTATGCGATAAATGTGGTGACGAACTTCTCTAATCCAACCGACATAGTAGAGTGCTACAGGTGTAAGAGTCGAATGCCAAGAATGAGGACTTTAATAGTAGAAACTCCAAAGGGAAGGTTTAGACTCTGTAGAGAGTGTTATATCGCTTTTGAAAAGGACAGGGCAAGAGCGCAGTACGAGACTGCAAAAGAAAATGTAAGGAAGTTTCAGCTGCACGTTGACCCTGCCGACGTAATGAAAGAAAAGGAAAAATTTTTAAAAAATCTTAAAGAAGGAATAATATAATGGGACATAAAATAAACATGAGCGATTTGAAGATAGCCTTTGACGACAAGGTTATCTATGACCCACTACCACAACAAATTAAATTTCATACCTCCCCTGCTAAGTTCAGACTTTTCGGTGGAAGTGCTGGTGGTGGTAAAAGCTATGGGGTAATTGGAGAAGCACTTATGCGCAGTATGAAATACGACTTTCCTCTTACTGGTGCAATATTCAGGCGAAGTTACCCTGAACTAGAGGCTACTATTATCCGTACAATGTTAAACATACTACCTACTTGGTTTTACAAGTACAACCAGAGCCAACATATTATGACCTTGAAAAACGGCAGTATGATTGAGTTCTGTTATGCAGAGAGTGACGCAGACGTTACAAGGTATCAGAGTCGAGAGTGGGACTGGATAGGTATAGACGAGTTGACTCACTTTTCCCTTTACCAGTGGACTTATTTAATGTCTCGTATGAGAACCACTAAACCTATTAATACAAAGTTCTTTGCTGCGACCAACCCAGGAGGCAGAGGACACAACTGGGTGCGTGAAAGGTGGGTGAGTAAGAGTTGCGAGGACGAAAACTACAGGCCACAGGACTATGAGTTTATTCCTGCTGGGGTACTGGAAAATCCGTATATTATGAACAGCAACCCTGATTACATAGAGAATCTTAAAATGCTGCCAGAGAAGGAAAGAAAGGCTTTGCTTGAAGGAGACTGGGATATATTCGAGGGTATGTTCTTTAGTGAATTTAGTGCAGTCGACCATATTGTTGACGATTTTGAAGTACCAGACGAGTGGAGAATTGTTATGGGCTGGGACGATGGAACCAGAGAACCAAGGAGTGTTCATCTTTACGCAATAGATAACGACCAGAGGGTGTGGTGTATTTGGGAATACTATAAGGCAGGAGAGAACCTTACACAGGCTGCCGAGAATATAAGAAGACAGCTTGAGGCTGCAGGATACTGGGGCAGGATTTACAAGTGTGTTGTTGACCCAAGTATGCAAAGGATAGACACTCAGACTGGGCTTAGTAGTACGGAAGTGTTGGAGAGTATGGGTTTTGGGTTTCAAGTGGGACAGGTGGAATTGGCTAATAACGATAGGGTAGAAGGTTGGAGAATAATGAAAAGTTACCTTAGTCACAAGCCTTACGAAGAGCCTATCTTGAAGTTCTTCAAAAGTTGTGGCAATATAATACGAACTATACCTCAGTTGATATATTATCAATCGAGGTCTGGTAATACGAGTAAGAAGGAGGACTTAGACACGACACAGGAAGACCATGCGGCCGACGATTGTCGCTATGCCCTGATGTCACTGGAAAGACTTCCTTCCCGATTTGAGAGTAGTAGTTACGTTGGCATTAAAAGACGTAAGTATTCTCCCAAGTCAAGATATTAAATAATTTATTAATAGTAGTAGTATGAATAAATACAACGTCTATTTGGCCGATAACTGGAAGAGAACCGAGCCGTTTACAACGGACTGGGACTATGAGTTGATTGGCGATGTGTTCCGAGCTGAGTTCGATGAATGGTTTAAAGAACAAGAGAAACTTGCTAATGCAGGGGCTGGAAAAACCAGACAATTGTTTAGAGGTGAGTATGTTAAGAAGTTTATGCTTTCTAAGAGGATTAACATTGTGGACGACCCAAGTAATAATGGGTTGAAGTCTGTGTTTATGATTAAGGTTGGGGAGAAAAAGGCTATAGATGAGAGGGCGAAGGACAATTTAGCCTCAAGGTTCGAATACAAGACTAAAATCAAGGCAGACGGAACAGAAACGCAACCCGAAGGCTTCATGAAATTCGATTTAGTGGAAGGAATTGAAAGAAAATCCGAAAAAGATGGTAAAACTTTCCAAGTTAGTGGAAATGATATAGAATATTTTACAGAAGAGGCACAAAACGAGATTCCAGCTGAAATAAAAGAAGAAGTTGTGGAAGAAAAGTTCGTTTGTGAAGTGTGTGGTAAAGGTTTTGACTCCAATAGAGCCTTACACATGCACAGTTTAAGTCACAAGAAAGAGTAATTATGGGTAGAATAGAAATAGGAGTTCCTATAGCGACTGACAACATGCCAATCGCATACAAAAAATGGTTTGAAGAGTTGGGAGAGAAGTATCCTTACAGGACCCAAGAGGTGAAAAATGGGGAAGTACAGGTGGTTAGGGTGAAAATTCCAGTAGACGGAAGCGAAGCCATAAGACACTTGAAGTATGGAAAAATCACTTCAGACAGTTCAGGAGATTTTCTTGAGAGAACCTTCATGCCAAGATATAGCCCTGAGAGGGACGAGATTATTTTGGAACAATAAACTAAACAATTAAAAAAATGGAAAAACAATCACTTCCAGTAAGGCGTTATACTAAAGACGAGGCTTCTGTTATCGAATTAGTACGGAGCGATTATGTATCAGCAAGGAATGCAAGGCAAACTAGCTGTTATCATGGAAGCCCTTCAAAGACGGGCAACTGGGAGGACAGATGGGACTTACAGGAGAAGATTGACCTGGGGTGGAGTGAAGCCCCAAAACAGGACGAGTTTGAAAGTAATGTTAAATCCCCAATGACCTCTGGAAGAATTGAGTCTACCATGCACAAATTGAGACGGCTTAATATTCAGTTTGTGGTTAGACCTGATGATATTAAAGATGCAAAGGACAAAAGAAAAGCAAAGGTAGTACAAGAATTACTTAACAACCTATTTGAAAGACGAGAATTTAAGACAAGGATGACTACTTGGTTTAAGGATTGCTTAACACATGGAAGTGCATTTTTGCATATTTACTATCTTCAAAAGAAGAGAAAAGTTCAAATGCCGAAGGTTGATACCAAGGATATGAGTGACGAGGAGAAAGAGAATCTAAAGAGTGGAAAGAAAGTTTACAAAACAGAGACTATTTATGATTACGATGATATAGCGTTTGAGCCTGTTAAGATACAGGAGATTTATGTTGACCCAAGTGCAAGAAACTTCCATGGTACAAGTTATGAGGCACAGTGGGTAATAAGGCGAATGCTACCATCCTTAGCACAGTTTAAGGCTATGTTTAGTGCTGACCCTGATGCCAAAAACATCAATAAGGTACGACCTGTTTCTGCTTATATAGGGGAGGACGTGGAGTTCTTTGAACCACCAAAGGATG